AGCCCCCACCGTAGCTAAAACTACCCAATAGATTTTATCTATCTTGCCGCCCAATTTTTCTACATCTGAGTGAAGATGTTTTAAATCTTTTTTCATACCTGTCATATGTCCTTGTAACGAAATAATATGTTCTCTTTGAGTTTTTGGTTCAATCATTATGAAATCATTCCACGTTGTCTTAACCTTATTTGTTGTTCTTCTGGAGATAATAATGCCATTTCTGTGGCTGTCAATCCCCCATTATTTGGCACATTACCTAAGTTAGCTTGAGCTGTTTGTATTACCTGTGGGTTGGGCATAGCTGAAGTTACTGCACCTGGTAGAGGTGGTGTTTGTAGTCCTGCAGAAAACATATCTTCAGTTATGTAATCTGTAACATCAATATCAAATTGATCTTCAAAAGATAAGTCTCTTAAATCATCTCTTATATCTAATAGTATATCTTCTACTTCTTCAAATGGATTTTCTTCTCCAATTCTTTCTGCAATTTCTTCAAATTCTTTTTGAATATTTCTTGATGGATAATAAGGATCAAATTTATCATTAGTTAAATCTCTATAATCTCCTCTCAATTGTCTATCTTTAAATTCTGTAAATATGTCATCTTCATCTGCTCCCAATAAGTCTGCAGCTTGAAGATTTTTTAACATATTTTTTTGTACATTAAATCTTGCTTTGTTTGCTTTAATAAATTTATCAACAACTTCTACAGGAGTTTTAGGTCCTCCAGATAATAATGAGTCTGCACCACCTGTAAATAAACCTCGAGCTTCTCTAAGTCCTCTTTGATACTGAGCAATCTTAAATCCCATTGATCGGACAGGATCTAATTTAACAGCTCTGTATCCAGCAAAACCTAAAAGCTCATCTGGTAATTCAAAAAACTCACCACGTTTAGATGGTTTATCCACAGCTGCTTGATACAATCTTGTTAACTGCGGGTATGAAAAAGGTAGCATTGATTGTGCAAGGTGATCAATACCAATTTTAATTTTATCACCACCTGGAGTATTGTCATTCCATAGTGCTCTACCATCATCTGTCACTCCATTTCTTAATGTTAAATCTGTTAATGCTTCTGTGTAAATAGATTCAGATATAAATGGTGATGCAAGTTCACCAGCAGCTTCTGCCATACCTTGTAATAAACCTTTCATTAAAACTTCTTCATTTTCTATTCCATTTTGAATATTATTTAATAAAGTTTGTAATGGTCTAATAGCTACATCGTATGCATTACCATGACTAAAATCTATATATTTTAAATCACCTGTTTCTTCATCTCTGATAGGCAAGATAGTTGAGTTCTCTGACCATTTAGGTAGATATCTTTTAATAGCTTCAAGCTCTTCATTAGTAACATTATATAAAGCTTGGAACCCTTTTTGTATTCCATAAGGCGCTGCAGCTAATACAGTTGTCATACCTAACAATCTTTTAATACCAATGTTTCTTAACGCTGGATCTTTTATTTCTCTAATAGCTCTTTGACCAATGTTAGTTGTTGTTCTTAATATTTCAGATGGGAAAGACATAAAGGTACCAAGAGGTAAACGTCTTAATGCTCTGACAGTATCTGATACATAAGCATAGTTTGGAACTGTGTTTCTTACAATATCCGCTGCTTCATTATCTAACATATCTTCTGTAAATTCTCTACCAGCTCTAGTATATGCATTTTTTAATCTATATCTTTCAACAGCATAGTTGGCTATTTTAAACATATCGTCCTCAGCTGTGTATAAATCTTCAGCACCTTTCATAAAAGCTTTAGCTCCACGTCCAACTGAACCTAAAAGTTTTCTACCCATAGACTCTAATGGTTTTTCTAAATTTAAATTACCACCATAACCTAAGTCTCCTAATATATTTTTATATTCGTTTATGTTTGGAGTTGAGTTAACAACACCTAGTCTTAAAAATTTTCTATAAGAATCTCTAAAGTCTTGTTCACTATATTTATAAGGTGTGTATTTAGATGCAAACTTTTTAATACCTGCACCTGGTTCTACTGTTTTAAGAGCTTCATTAAAAGCTTTAGCAACTACTGCAGGGTTTTCAAAAAAGATACCATTAGCTGCAGAGAATCCTGTTGCAGAAAATATGTTTCTAAAGTGAGTTACCGGTCCAAGAATTGTTTTGGATATTTGTGATGCAGCTTTTGGAAATAAAATTAAATTACGATAACCCCATGTTGCTAGTTTCTCGACGCCTGTTGCATCTTTTCTTGGTTCAAATAAAAATTTTAAAATCTTACCACTCTCTGATAATCCATCAGCAATAGCTCTTGATGTATATTTACCAGCCAAAGGATTGACAGCATAGTCATCTTTAAATGCGTTGGCTACGTAATCATCTAACTTTACAATCTCTTGATTAGGTAAAGAATTTTCTGCTGCGTTTCTAGTTCCAAAAAAGAATCCTTTGGTCCCTGGTGCAACGACTCCTCCACCTTGTTCTATTTCTTTTACAGCTTGTTTTCTAAAATAGTCTTGGTCATCTAATCTTTGAAACATTTGATTTTTTCTAGCAACAGTAGATAGTCTTGTCATACCATTATATAATGAAAATCTAGGATCAGACATTTCGCCAAAAAATTCTCTAAATATTTTACTACCCTTACCAATAGGTTCTATAATGTCTCCTTTTTTACCTGCACCTCTTAATGCAGAAGCTCTTCTTTTACCGGTTAGTATTTTACCTTCAGCATCTTTTACTAATACTTGTTTAAAAAATTTTTTAGTTAAGCCATCATCATTTTCTGCAGTCTTAGATGTGTATTTAAAGAAAGGTAATTCGTTTGGTTTCTTAGCTGCTAATGCAGTGTCTACTAATCTATTTAATTGTTCATCTACTTGGTTAACACTTTCAAAAGGTTTACCAGCTTTAGCTGCATATCTTACAAATAAATCTCTAGCATTTTTATAAGCTTCATTAGTAGGTGTGTATCTAACAAATGGTAGTATAGGTTTGTCTTCAAAGACTCTATACGTGCCACCTAAATAATCTTTTACTCTTTGACCCATTATTTGTTTTAATGGTGTAACATTTGTCATATCACCACCTAGTTTAGTAGCTGTTGAAATAAGAGTAGTAAAAGCATTTCTTGCTTTACCTAATGTACCAAATAATTGATTAATCTCTGGTTGTTTTAATCCTTTTACTTTTAATTTTTTTGTAAGATCAACTACTATATCGTCCTTAATACCTTTAGTTAAATCACCAGAAAACATAGCATCATTAATAGTCTCAAGCACTTCTGATTTTTCTTTACCTGTAGACTGATTAAAAATAGTTTTTACAGTTGGAAACATTTTATTTAATGGTTTATCTATTTCTTTAACTAACCGCATAGCTTCATTTGTATCAGCCATAGTAGCTCCTTTTTCAGCCATCTTTTCTTCAAATATTTTTTGTGGCTTAGCACCTCTAGATCTTACTGCACCAAATATACTATTAAAAAATCTACTTAACTTTGAATTACTAAATTCAATATTCTTACCCATAGTGGCAGCTTCTTTAATTCCTCTACCTACACCATAAACAATAGGTGTAATAAACATAGACTCACCACCAAACTTAACTCTGTTTAATAACTTTCTACCAGCATCTTTTGATGGGTCTGCTAAAGCTTCATCATCTAAATCTGTTGGTCCTCCTAATACATCTCCAATACTTCCTATATCTTCAACGTTTGCTACTAGCGTTTCCCCCGCTGCACCGCCGCTAACTGCAGCTGCAAATCTTAATCTCTTAGCTGATTTATTTAATTCATCTGCTTTAGTTGCACCTTTAATTAAATCTGGTATCTTTAGATCTAAATATTTATTAGCTTTATTAGCTTGCAAAGCTTTAGTAGCTATATTACGTGCATCATTAAAACCAATCATTCCTGGTACACCAATCTGTACTAACGCTTCAACTAATCTACCCGCTGCTTTTTCTTGTGCTATTTCTTCAAATGGATTTATTTTATCAAAAAATATTTCTACATCAGCTGCAAGATCTGTACCTGCACCTAAGTCAATTAACTCTGCTCCTAATGAAACTACACCTTCAGGTACTTTTATTATACCGGATACTAAACCTGCTGCGGCTGCACTAAAAGCATTTCTTTCATTACCTAATTCTTCATCACCTAAACCCATGAAGCCTTCTGGATCGAAATCTGTATCGTATGCCATTTAGCCTCCTAGTTTTGTATTAATTCTTCAAATGTGATATTAGATTGTTCTATAAATGGAGTACCATTTTCATTAACACCAACCTTAGTGTAAGTATCAGTTACATCATCATAATAATAACCAGGGTTAGCATTCTTTTTAAGATTACCTTTTCGATATAATTTTTTAGCTCTTGGTAATTGTATATTTACATTTGCAGCTTTTAATTTATCATAATTATTTAGTTCAAAGTTTGATCTATTTTTAGCAGTAGGCATGTCTGGTAAATCCCCTGACTTAACCATACTTTCTGCATAACTAAATATTTTTTCTTCTGGTGAATCTGTTTTTAAAAATGGTGTCTTAGCGTAAGTAGAATCAATAAACTCACCCATTTTAGTTTCTACTCTAGCTGCATATTCCTCTGAAGTTTCATTTTCTAATTGTGGACCTACAGACATTCTAGCTTGTGCTCTTACTTTTTTAAGATCATCAACACCTAATGTGTCAATAGCTTTAGCTCTTAGTGCAAGATTTTCACTTCTTTGTGTTCGTTTGTTTTTAATTAAATCTTGTAATGGTTCTTTTGCTGCACCACCTGCTGTAGATAATAAACCTTTTAATCCTCCACCACCTGTAGGCGTTTGAGATAATAAGTTAGGTCCAAACTGTAATAAAAAATCTGTTAAAGGATCAGAACTTTGAGCTTGATCTCCACCTTTAACTAAAGAAATGTAATCTGTGATATCTTGTTCCTGAACCCTGTCGCCAAACTTATAATTACCTCTGTCTACAATACCAGTCATAACGCCTGAACCAACGTTACCACCTTTTCTAAACATAGGTCTTCTAAATGTTTTCATTAATCCTTACCTAACCCGAAACCTCTATAGATACCTGCAAGCGTTGCTCCAGTTCCTAATGCTGTTTGAGCTAGACTAGGTGATGGCGAAACTTGAGTTTGAGTTTGACCTGGGTATCCAGCTATCAAACCAGTAATACCTGCACCTAAAGTTTGTGCTGCCTGTAAAGGTTGATTTAATTGTGCTTGTGCTAATTGTTGATTAGCAGATAATTGTTGTTGAGCCAAAGCTTGGTTCTGTGCACCTAAAGTAGATAAAGCTCCAACATCTTGACCTAAGAATCCTTGTTGAGCACCACCTAATTGTATTTGGTTAAGTAAATTTTGTTGTGCTTGTTGTTGTGCTTGATTAAATCCTTGGCCTAATAATTGTGCTTGTAATGCTGCCCGGTTCCTGTCGCTTGTTGTTTGATACTCTGATCTCATAACACCTTCTCTACCACCACCAAGAACACCTCTACCTACAGCTTGAGCTGCAATACCAGGAATTCCTTTTTGTGCTTGTACATCAAATTCAGCTAGTGTTGTATCAATTATGTCTTGTTGATATGGAGACATAAATTGTTGGTAAGCTGTTGGTCCGGCAGAAGCTTGAGCAGAAGTTAAGAAAGGTTGGTAAGCACCAATACCTTGTGTTGCAATTTGTTGAGCTTGTGCTTGTAATGGATCTTGTCCAGCTATAAATTGTGAGCCTAAAGTTTTTGAAAGATCAGCTGCTTTAAAACCACCAACTGCTGAGGTTAATTCTTGTAAATAAGGTTTAGCCGCCGCTTCAATAAACGGAGCTGGTAAAATTTGTTGTTGTACTACTTCAGCCATTATACTACCTTCGATTCTAATTTTTTCATGGTGTCATACATAATTTGAGCACCTTTGTTTACACTACCACCACCTGCTGCTCTTACAGCATCGGCAGTAAATACAAATTCATTGTTTGATAACATTGCAGGGATGTCATCTGCTTTTTCTTTTACACCAACTGGTGCAATAAATCCACCTGTTTCTCTAAGATCTAATTCTTTAATACCTTTAGGATTAACATTAATTGGAAGTCCTTCTATACCTGCAGCCATTTCTACTTTGTCTTCTGTACCCATAGCATAACCAATACGACCACCACTAGCCATTCCTCTAGCCATATCTTGTGTATATTCAGAAGTATCTCTCTCTACATTTTCTGCTATCTGATCTGCTGTGTATCCTAAATTAGAATAATAAGATGCTAAGTATTTTCTTAATGATCCCACATCTTGTGTAGCTGCAACTGCTTCTGCATCACCTTCTTCGGCTGCACCTAATAGAGCTGTTAATCCTACTCCTGCTGCTGCAACAGTTCCAAACTTACCTACTGGACCCATATCGCTAAATGAAGATATTGGATTAAAACCTACATTACTTAAAAATTTTAATGGTCCTTTGTCAGCTAATCCAAAACCACCTAAAGCAAGTAAACCTAATTTACCAGCGTCAGATTTAAGTACATTTGAAACTCCTTTAGTTACACCTTTAACAGCTTTTTTAGCTGATTTAACTATACTTCCTAATCCGTATTGTTGTCTGGGTTGTTGCATTCTTGATATTGCCATAATTTAAATATTTTTATACTGTTGGGCAGGCGTAGAAATCCTGTAATATAATAGTTTATTTGATTTTTTTATCTTCGTCAAGGGGTTTGGCAAGCTTAGCAGGACGTGTACCTTGATATAAATCATCAAAGAAACGACCACGATATAAGAACTCTCCAACGTGAGTAATAGTGTCCATTACATATATATGAACTTTACCTCCCATATCTCGCCATTTTTGACAAAAACCAAAGTCTTCACCAAAGTATCTTTTAGTTTTAAGATCATGCCAAGTATCAAAAAAGTTATAAAAGTTTTCTTTTCTTTCTTCTTCTCCATTAATATAGGTAGGTTGATATATCTCTAACTCAGGGTAATTCTTAATCATATCTTCAATAACATGTCTTTTAATTAACATACATCCAGTAGGAGCATGAGTTACTTCTATAATACCTTTTTCAGATACAATATTGTATTGGTCCTCTACCTTAATTGGGTAAGTAAAACCGGCTCTTGCCATGTCTTCTGCAGAGGTAATAGCGTCTTCTTTGTTGTTAACTCTTCTCCATATTTTATTCCAATCCATCATTTTCATTGGATAAGGACATGCAATAACATCTTTGTCAGCTTTTAACATTTTTTCAATAGTAGAAAAATCAAAATCAATATCTGAATCTATAAATAATAAATGCGTATACTTATCTTTATGATTTAAAAATTCTGCTACGCTTAAATTTCTACCTTGTGTAACTAAAGAAGATTTTAATAAAGTAAAACTTACTAGTATGTTTCTTTGCAAACATTCCATTTGAAACTTTAAAACAGCTTGACAATAATGCATAGTTACATCACTATGACAAGGTGTACATACCATAATTTTATATGGTGATCTACCATTTGCACCCCCTACATTTATTTCTACAACATTTGTATCACCTTCAACTTTATTAGTTTTAACAGCCTGATAGGTATCATTATTAGCTTCTGTTTTTTTATCTTCTGTAAACCAAATAGGTTTATTTGGATTTGACATTAATTGCTCCTGTTAAAAATCTTGTCCAAGACGTACCTATTTTATTCCAATTATAATAAGCATTGACATAATCAGATTGAGTTTCTAAATGTTTATGTATCATTGGTTCATGTAATATATTTACTGAAGCCTCTATTGCAGAAGCAAATTTCATTGCAAGTCTTCTATGATTATTATCATACGGAATATACATTGGGAACTCTGCACCTGTTTCAAACAATGCACCAAGATTTGTTGTAATACAATACAGGCCACCTGCCATACATTCTAACAAAGATATACAAGATGTTTCTTCAAAAATACTTGGATATACATACATATTATATTTATGCATATTATCTTTAATATAACTATTAGGCTTGTAACCAATATAATTTACATTAGGTAATTTTTCTGCTTGTTCGTATAGCTCTTTAAACTCATGATCATTTTGATCAAAAAATCTTTTACCATATACTTCGGTTGATGAATAAACATCTAAAGTAATTAATGGATTCTTAACCAATTGCATTGCACCAAGTAAGACAGATAATCCTCTCCAAGGTGTATTTTGATGAATTATTTTAATAGGTTTATCTGGTTCATAAGGTTTTGCTTTTTGTATTTTTTCTACACCATTTTTAATTACTAAACATTTTTCTAATGGTAAATCAAATAACACTCTAAATTTTTCAAATGTCCAATGTGAATTAAATACATACCAATCGTATTTGTGATGATTATTTTTATCTTGAAACCAAGGAGCTAAGTTAGGTTGATCGTATGAATTTTTTTGCCAAAGTATATTTATCTTTGTTGGATGTAATGGAATTTTTTCCGGCACAGATGTTGTAATCTGTACTTGATCTAGTAATTTTTTATCAACATATTTTTCTAAATAGTTGAATTGTAGTTCTGTTCCGCCTTTAGGACTTTGGTTTCTTATTATCATTGTTCATTACTTTCTGGAATACATCTAAACCTTTCGGTGATACCTGCACTGTAACATCTGTTACAATATCAGGACCTTCTATTTTTTCTTTAGAAGTCTCACCTGTCTTTGTATTTCTATAAATTGTTATAGTTGTACAATCGATCTTATGTATATTATCCGTTTTCATTCTCTCTGTTTATAAGCGCATAACTAACAAAACCAGTTATCTCATTTGCTGTATCCGCTTGCATCTTTATAACATCCCCTGCTTCTAAATTCAAGGTATTTACAAGCATATTTGTCATACTTTTATTAAGCTGCGCATGACCTACTTCTACATCACTGCCTCCAGATTTTTTTAAATATAAATCAGCATCTACATTTGATGCATCCATGTGGCTAGCTTGTACAGTTTTTACAATCGCTACAGCTGAGGTAGATATAGTTAATACTGTAGTTAAATTGGTAGTAGTTAAATCAAATGATTCACTCTTATATTGTATTGTCATGATAAAAAGTAATTAAACGTATCTTGTTCGTTTTTTAAATCTTGTTGAAAAGAAAAATTAAGTTGTTGTTTCATTGTATTTAAAGATTCCATAATCTGTCTTTGATTATCTACATCATAATCCTCTTTTGGTTCAGGTATATAATTAGTTATTTTAGCCATTATCTGTATTGACCCGCTGCTCCATATTCTTCTCTTGCTGCATCTTGAGAAGTAAATCCTCCTCCATCACCATCACCAGGTGTAGGTGTAGGTGTAGGTGTAGGTGTAAATGTAGGTGCTTTATTTTTTTTAGAATCAAAATAATCTTTTAAAGTTCTAAAAGATCTAAATGAACCAGGTACAGCTCTATCAAATCTTGTAGTGCCGGTAACAGGATCAAAAGCATCATTAATCATAGATTCATTTAATCCTCTGTAATTAAAACCTGGAGTAAATCTTTGAGTTGGATTACCTGAAAAATTTAATTGAGGGAGAAAACTTGTTAAAGGAATATTATTTTTAATACCCATTATTGTTTCAAATAATCTTTCTATTCCACTTTTTTTAGTTTTATTTTCTTCAATAATTTCTTCATCAACATCAGCTTCATTAGCAACACCCATGTTTGTAGGTAAGCTATTTAAATTTGTAGGTATATTATCTACACTCATGATTCCTGATGTAGGAGAAATTCCTACCCTTGGAGTAAAATATTCACCGAGTCTTCTTTGTGGAAAAGCAGATGACGTAAATGCTTGAGTCCCATATTCATTAGTTAAACCATAAGGATATTTTTTTAAATCTCCATCGTAATAAGTAGTATCATCTCTAGGTGGATCTTGATAAAGCCCCTCATAAGTAATCTGAGGATTAGCAGAAGCTCTTACTACATCTAGTAAATCATATATACCATTACCTAAATATGCCATTATCTTCTTCCATCCGGTTGTGCATCTAATCTAAGTGTACCATATCTCCATGATTCACCTACTGCAGTATTTTCAATTTGTACAGAGACTAATCTGCCTCTAGCTCTTGTATCTACTTTATCAGTAGAAGATGTTATTGTAAAGGGTCCAAGTGGTGAGCTAACCGCTACATCATCGGGATAGCTGCTTACAAATAAAGTTACCTGAGCATTACCTGTTTGATATTTAAAATCAGGTATAAATCGTTTTACAGACATAAAAAACTCACCATCACCTCTATAATCAGCAACTCCTGTTTGAACGCCTAATCCACTTGTTCTTGATGTAATATCCCAATCTCCAGATCTAATAAATGCATTAATAGAAGTTGAACCTGAACTGTTAACTTGATCAGTTCCTACTTCATGAGCATAGTAAACACTAGCCCCATATAAATTGGTAATACCTAATATATCAGGAAATACAGGTGTTAATGTTGAAGTATATTCTGTTGCATAAGGAGCATTAAATACCCCTTGGTCTTGATATGTAGTTCTAGCTAATGATGAAGTTGTCCAAACATTTTCTGAATAATTATATGTTACACATCTATCAACTTGACTAGATCCGTCTTTTGGATAAAACCAATTTATTTCTGTGTACAAAGTATTAGGAGATGAATAAATTACATCTCTTGAATCTAAATTAATGCCTAGATTATTTCCATCCGTGCTAAATACAAAATCTTCTACTAGTGATGGCAAAGCTTTAACAGTACCATCATAAACAAAAAAACCACCCTCTGCTGACATCCACCATACTGCACCATTTGCATAAGACATAGCATGTTGACCAATACATCCACAGTTAGTACCAACTTGTCTAACACTAAATGTAAAAGGTGGACCAACAAATTGAATTACGTATGCAGCTAAATCAGTTGATACAAAAATATAATCTTTACCTTGTATGGCCGCTCTAATTTCATTACCAGTATCTAATCTAAATGTACCTGCAGTGTTAGTAGCTGTTGGTGCATATGTATTTAAATCTTCTTGATTAGAAAATCTTACAAACATAGGGTCTTGTGTAGTAGGATCACCTATAGTTGTTTCTGTACCTAAATGAAATACATGTCTATCTCTATCTGATACAATTGAAATTCTTGTGGCTGTTGGATTGTTTGTTGTCTGAAAATTACTTGTTGTTTGAGAGGCTCTAAGACTTCTAGGTCCTGATGCACCTGCATTCCAAGTAAAAGTTTTACCATTAAATATAGTTGCAACTAATACTTCACCAAAGTTATCTAGGCTCCAGTTGCCTGGATCCAGAATCACATCACTAGTTGCACTTTCAGTTCCCCATGTAGAATCACCCCAAGTAGATGTTCCCCATCCATAACCTGCAGTTTGAAAAGTAGGACCAACATTAATATAAGGATTAACAGTTGCGGCGCCCGCTGCAGTCATACCTGAGCCTCCTTCATTTCTAGAAGCTAGTATAGTAAACTTGTCTATATCTGGAGTTGTTTGTATTTCATAAACTTTTTCTAATTCTGCTGCCGTATAATCAGAAGCACCTGTCACTGTCACTGAGGATAAAGTCACGTACCTTCCTTTGGCTAAACCATGAGATCCTTTATTTATAGTTATAGTATTTGAACCATTAACAGTTGTTATAGTGCATCCTGTAATTGCGGTATCTAAAGGAGTAATGTCAAAAAAATCATTTCCGTAATATAAAAATAAACCTTGTGACGTTCCAATAGCTGTATATTTTTCTCCAGCAAAAGAAGTAAAAGCATGTTGTCTTCTAGCTACTCCAGGTAGAGTTAAAGATGCAGCTGTAAGTTGAGACCATCCACCTATTTTTTCCGGTAATCCGTATCTAAATCTTACAAAATCACCATCTGTCCATTGCCCTTCAGCGCCAGATTCTGTGTCTTGTTTGTTAAAGCCAGGCTTGAATTTTAATTTTTGTAGCATATAGTAGCTTATATAACAGATTTATAGAGAATGAAAGAGTGAAAATAACCAATGATTAGCATCATAGATAATTTTTTTGAAGAGGATCTATTAAAGAAAGTGCAAAACCACGTAACTAATAGATTACAATTTACACCTAGATATTTTGAAGGCACTACAGAAAAAACTAAAGAGAATTATTATGGGGATAGATATGATTTAATTCAAGATAAAACTCTTCAAGACATATTTATAAAAAATTCAGAAAAAAATTTTAGTATTAAAATTAAAAAAATACATTCAACTTCAGGAATTGATTTAAGAAACCTAGATATATTAAAACCACACACTGATGATAAAATATCTAAAATGAATATATTAATTATGCTCAAAGGATCTACAGCAGTTACTAATGGAACAGTATTTTATACAAATAATAATCTAGATATGCACATAGGTTTTAAAGAAAATAGGGCTTTGATGTTTCCATCAAATAAAACACATAGTCCACATGCAAGTACACAACCAGGTATTAGAAGATATACAGCAACTTTATTTATTGAAGAATATGAAACTAATATATAGCATACCTGGAAAAATTTGGTGGATACAAAATTTTTTAGATAAGGATACGTATAAAGGAATACACAATGCAGTTATAAAAGAAAGAAAAAAAATAAATTTACATGATGCAGATGAAGTGTGGAATAAAAATTTAGTTAAAAATCTTGTAACTCCAAAAAGAGTTGGTGTAAAGAACTACCCTCCTTTTGAAAAATTAAAAACTTTAATAAGACATAATCCTTTTTTTAAAGTTCCTGATTTAAATTTCATGTCTACCACTATTCATTTTATGCAAAAAAGTTCTGGAATAAATTGGCATAGTGATGAAACATGGAAATATGGAGCTACATATTATCTTAATAATAGATGGGATAGACAATGGGGTGGAGAATTTATGTTTACCAATGAAAATGGTCATGGTTATATACCTGTTGTGGGTAATTCTTTAGTAATAATTAAATCACCATTAATACATAAAGTTAATCCAGTATTAACATCAACAATGCCTAGAATAAGTGTGCAGGTATTTATAGACAAATGAAAAATAGTTTTGATCCTTTTAGTAAACAAAATTTGTTTTACACATACACATTAAATGTTTCACAAGAAGAAATTGATCAAATATTAATTTTAGTTAAAAATAAAAAATTTAAAAATAATAATCAATCTACAACCTACAAAACTTTAAATGTATTAAATTTTCCTATTTTAAAAAATTTAAGAAAACAAGTTATAGATATTTTAAATAAACATAAACTTTATTTAGAGAATAATTGGGCACAATTATATAATAAAGAGGATAAACACACAGTTCACATCCACGAATATTCTTATCTATCAGGAATTATTTATTTAAGTAATTCTGAATCTCCTACAATATTTTATGATAAAAAATTTAATAACTTTAAATATCAAGGTAAAAAAAATACTTTATTATTGTTTCCTTCTTCAATACCACATGAAGTAGATAGTTTAATAAAAGATGAACAAAGATTAATAATATCTTTTAATACGAAAGAACAAGAATGAATGATCATTTAGAAGCTGTTGTTCACTTACAAAATATTGTAAATCCAGAATTTTTAAAAAGATTAAAAATTTTTATTGATAAAAAAGCAAAAAATAAATTAACAATAGGTTTCAACACAAAAACAAATATAAATATAAGAAATGTAAAAGGTTATTATTTAAATACAAATACTCCAACAAATTTATTTTATTGGAATTTTATAAAGAATGAAATTGAACGATTGTTTCCTTTGTATACTAGTAAGTTTCCTTTACTAAAAAGTAAAAAATTAGATCAAGTAGATTTATTAAAATATGAACCAAATGGAAAATACGAAATACATACAGACGATGATACGTCTTCACCAAGAGCGTTAAGTATTATTTTAAATATTAATGATGATTATGATGGAGGAGATTTAGTTTTCACTGATCAAAAACATAATGAGATAAAAACAGTTAAATTAACAAAAGGTTCTATTGTATTTTTTCCTAGTAATTTTATGTATCCACACGCAATTAAACCAATCACAAAAGGTAAAAGGTATAGTATAGTCGCATGGCTTCGTTAATTAAAAATTTTTTTTCTAAAGATGAATTACAAATACTTCAAAAGTATTGTTACAATAAATTAGATGCATCTCAAGATTGGGTTTTAGATCGTACCTCATTTTCTCCTGCATGGTATTATGATTCCTTAATGACTGCCTTGTTAGATATAAAATTACCTTTAGTATCTCAAAAAAGTAAATTGAAACTTTTTCCAACCTATACCTACTGGAGGTATTATGTATTTGGTGCTACTTTATCTAATCATGTTGATAGACCCTCTTGTGAAATATCTGTGACTTCTTGTATAAAAAAATATGATAATTGGCCTATTATAATTGATGGTAAAAAATTTGAATTAGAAGAAGGAGATGCTGTTTTGTATAATGGTTTATTTGAAAAACACGGAAGACCTGGTATATATAAAGGAGAAGGAATGGCACAAGTTTTTTTTCATTATGTAGATAAAAATGGTTTATTTAAACACCATGCTTATGATAAAATGAGAAAAGAAAGTGGCATTGAATTTACTACTGAAGATAAAAAAAATTTAAAATAATGGAAAAAACAGTTAACATAAATAACTTTATTGGAGTATATGACAATTATATAACCCCTGAGGAATGTGATAAAGCAATAAAACTTTTTGAAGATCAAAATAAATTTAACAAAACATTCAATCGTCTTTCGTCAGAAAAAACAAATATATTAAATAAACAAGATCAACAATTTTTTGCTAATCAAGAAAACATAAATGTTTGGTGGCAAGAACTTAAGTCAATGATGGTTAATTATGAAATAGCTTTTAGACATTATGTTTCGAATACTGGTGCTCAAACAGCTTACGACAATAATTCATTTCACTTTACTAATGTAAAGATTCAAAAAACACTACCGACTGAAGGTTATCATGTTTGGCATATTGAACATGGATTAGGTTATGAAAATGAAGCAAGGGCTTTTGTATATAGTATTTATTTAAATGATGTAGAAGAAGGTGGTGAAACTGAATTTTTACATTTTTCAAAAAGAGTAAAACCTAAAAAAGGTAGAATAGTTATTTGGCCAGCTGCTTTTCCGTATGTTCACAGAGGGAATCCGCCTTTATCAGGTGAAAAATATATTTTAACTTCTTGGATGAATTTAAGGTAATATAAAATTATGAAGAATAAGAAGTAGGTCTTGAACCTTTTTCTGACTCATCTCTATCGTCTGCATCCCAATCAGCTTGTAATTTAGCTAAGTGAGCTGCGTCCCATTTTGTAGTAAATTGACTTATGTCTCCTAATACAGAAGCATCATAAGCTGAATGTGGAGTTTCATCTCTATATTCTACTTCATCAGTAGAGACAGTAGAACCATGTTGAATAGCCCAAATGTTTGACCATTTAGAATCTGACCAGAAAGCATCATCATTGATTGTATATGCATTTCCTGCACCATCACCAGATTTTTTAATGATTACTTTGTCGTCCATTACTATTGTCCAATTTGCGTTATTTGCCATAATTTTTCTCCTAAGTCTTAATTATATATATTACTGCTATATAGGGTTGTAAAACCGATGTTGCATCTCCAGCAAAGTTTGCACTCATGTTGTGAGAGTGACCATCGCCAGATCCAGTACTTCCTGTACCTGTAGGTGATCTAGACGGGTTAAAATCTCCAGCACCAGAAGGTCCGCCACCAAAAGGTCCTGCTCTAACATCAGAGTGACTGTGTGATGCAAGTTGTGCAGTTGTTAAAGTTGCATTTGCTGTAGAACCCGCAACGTTTCCAGTGGATGTTACTGTGTTTGCTCCACCAGTAGATGCTAAAGCTTTGTTGTTAGATTTTCCAACAGCTACGTTATCTTGTAAATCAGGTAAATTGAAAGTTGATGCACCGTCTCCAACTCCATAAGTTGTACCTACAATAGCAAATAAAGCTGAGTAAGTTGATCTTGAAACTGCTTGACCATTACATTCTAAAAAACCTGTTGGTATTGATGCAGAAGACCATGGCACAATAGTAGCCGTAGGAATTCCTTCGATACCTGTAAGGTTTGCTCCATCAAAATCGTATTTAGTTGCTTCGTAATTTGACATATTATTTCTCCGTGTAAGTCCATCCTGTTGTAGCGTCGCCTGAATATACTAATCCAAAAGCTGCACCTTGAGTATTAACTACAAGATCAGATGCTGCATTAGCTATATTAGAAGAGTTTCTACCAACAGTCAATGCGTTAGTGTTGAAATCATAACCTTGATCTACAAAATGTACTTCATCTCCTGTAGCAGGTGAGGCTGGTAGCGTAACTGTTACTGCTCCACCATTTGTATTTACTAAAAGTTTAGCGCCAGCTTGAACTGTTTCTGCTGCTGAAACTGCTCTCCAGTTTCTTTGTTCATGAAGTTTTACAACATTAGTTCCATCAGAATATAATGTGTAATTATTTCCTTC